CCTGGACCCGGCTCGTCTGTCGTTATCCAGCCCCCTGATGATGTTCTCAGCGCATCTTGCGATTTCTAGACGCGCGCGTTCCTCTGCCCAGCAGAGCTTCGTGCGTGCAGCAGCGCGTCTTGCCCGGCCCCACAGCCCAGCGACCCCACCGCAACCTTTGTTCTGCTTTGGGGCTTCCGGCCTGCTGCTGAGGATCTCGTGTCTCTCCGGCATGTGGTGCGCCGTCAGTGTCTCCCGCACAATCGACTCCTCTGCCATTAGAATCTTCTGCTGGTTGACGAAAATGGCTCTCAGTTCTGCATCCCAGTCTGATCGAGTTGCCCGACACCACTGGCTGTGTGTGGCTAGCAGTTCGGTGCTGAGCTCCTTGTGGCCCGAAAGCGCGTCGTTAAAAAACTCGAATCTGAATGTGGAATCGCCGACACCGTAGTACAGCATCCAAGAGGGCGTGCCAAACACCAGAGATGCACCAAAGTCGTCCCCACACTGTGTGTCCTCGCCGTCGGAGCTCGCATGTTGCATCGGGGCTGGGCTGGGTGGTGCCGGCTGTTTCCTGTGCTTTGGTTCGACAACTGGCGCACCGGGGGTGCCCTGTGGGGTGTTGCTGCTGGAGGCGATGTCTGGCTCCCTGGGTGAATCAGGCAATCTGGCCAACTTGAGTGTTCGGCCAAGTTCCTTGCCACTGAGCCTGTCCGGATGGTTGGCCCCCTTTTGCACCTTTTGTGAGCGCTTGGGCTGTGTGGAACTGGTCGAGGTGCTAGAACTGTTGTCGACCCAATCAGCGACATCGTCGACGCCCTCACACTCGTCCTTTAGAAGATTTAGCCCGGACAAGAAGTCGCGCTCTCGTTGTGTGGTGGGTGTGACAATTAGGCGTTGTGCTGCGAGGTAGCGTTCCTTGGCGGCAGCTGCGCGCCTGAGCTCGTTCCACTCCCCCTGCATTCTGATCCGAATCTTCAGGCGCTCGCTCTCCTCGGTGGCCTGCATGGTCTTCAAGGCAAGTGCACGACCAGCCCCAGCCTGGCGGCAGCCTTCGCAGGAGGATGGCAACACGTGGCCCAAACGTGCCGCCCGCTCTTGGTCTTTGGCCGTGACAGTGAATATGTTGCCGCAACCATCTGCAACACATTCTCGGTCATACTCCTCGTAGCCCCCGCCCCGCATGATGCAGTTTAGCCAGTTGAGCTGGTGGCTGGTGCCATCTACCACGTTCGGATGGACTATGTGAAAGGGCATGCAGTGTGCACGCTGGCCTGTTGCCTTGCACTCGTCGATGTAGACCAACCACTCACCGCACTCCTGCCCCTCCTTGAGTCTTATGACATTGGCATTCTCCTTACACGTTTCGGCCCGGTAGACCCCAATGAAGTGGATTCGCTCGACGGCCGGATGGGTGCTGCGTTTTAGTTTCTCTGCCATGATGATTGGGTCCTGTGGCCCGTGGCCCCCCAGGCTGTCAATTACCCCGAGACACTCATGGTCCGACAATCCGGCACGACTCAGCAGCACAAATAAGGACAATCCGAAGCACTGGTAGTTCTTGCTCTGATGCGCTTCTGCCATTGTCTCACAGGACTCCAGATGTGTGAGGGCCGCGAACCGCCCTAGGCCACGGAACTGCATGTGTGACGCGTAGAGCGAGTCCTCAGTTGCCCACTTGCGCAGCTGTTCTCCGTCCCATTTGCCCTCGCCAAGGAGCTCAGGTTTCTCCTTGAAACCCACCCTCATCTTGCCAGTGCGCACTTGATCGCGCCACTTGTTGCGCGCCCGTGGCTGCGAATCTGCAGTGGACTCAGACCCTGAGCTAGGGAGTTCGGGGAAGGCCTCGCTGTCTGACAAGTCTATTTCACCGACCATGTGCGCCTCAGGCAGGAAGGGCATACACTGTGCGTTCCTGGTGTCGTCGTAGTGCTCGCGGATGATGACGTCGACAGCTGATGCTTCAACTGCCTTCTTGCTGGGGCCATACCCCCTCCACCGATTGCAGGGGCACACCAAATCCCAGGAAATACGGCAGCTCTCTGTGGCGCTCTCACCCGTCAGGTGGCTGCGGACTCGGCATTCGAAATGCTTGGTCCAAATGTCTGCCGGTGCACGCTCAACCGTCCCGTCATGGGCTATCCACTGCGCCATCACCTCCACAAGCTTCTGGTAGGTGCTGCCTTGCGCCAGTGGGATGTTCCAAAAGTCACATCCGCCTGACTTGGGTGTGGTCCTGCCATCAGCAAGGGAATTCAACGCACAATCGCAATTGACTTGGGCGGCTAGGTTGGAAATTCTGGCCGGGGAGTGACCCCGAACTGCCAAGCAATGATGCGCGCACTGGAACGAAATGTGCTCTGAGCTCACGTCCACCAACAAGGTGCGCAGGAAACGGCCCTGGCACAAGAACAAAAACCTCCGCATGAACATTCTATGGACTTTGGGCCCCGGGAGGAACAAGCTGGAGTGGAATAGATTGTGCTGCCATCCGCCAGCGCTGGGCACCACGTCCAGTGGCAATTGGGCCACAAGGCAGCTCCCCTCTCCCTCTGAGTGTGGGACCGTGTCCCCATGTTGCAAATCAGTGTCACACAACTGATAGTGTGCTGGTGTGGCCACCACAGGTGGCCCCTGGTAGGTGTCAACGTCGGATTCAGCGGCAAGATCGAGGACCAATGCATACCGGGACCCTGGGGTCCGGGCGTGGGCCATGATCAGCGCTTCGACTGAATCATAATAGAAAATGCGTCTGTGCTGAAGGTCTCCAGCCGCGACGCCGGCTGGACCTGTACGGTTTTCCTCAATTTGATTGAAGGAAGTCATGATGATGAAAAGAAAAGTGAAATGGACCGGGCTTGCCTGGGGAGGCGGGGGCAATGGTGGGGCTAGGAGGGGATGCAGGTAAGCCGAGGGTCAGAGATAGTGATACATGCAAGGTGGACAAGGGAAATGAATTAAAATTGCACAATCGAAGCAGAAATGCAGTGCGATCCCTCAAGCCGAAGCTCGTGCCATGGGCAAGGGTCTGGGTTATGGTTGCGGATAAACCTGACAACGGGGATAAGCGTAGCAAAATGAATGCTCGTGCCTCCTCCGCTGTGAGGGTCCGCCCCGCACCAAGAACTAACCTGATCAACGCCGCAGCCATGACCTTAGGGGCGTGAGGACGTGAGTCTTCCCCGCATGGGTCATGTGGCTTCTCGCTTGCAGGCACCGTGGGTGCTAGCGTATTGGGTGATGACACCCGCCCTACCATCTAAAGATGGTCCTCTCCGCGATCGGCCAATGTTTTGATCAGGCCCCGAGGGACCGAAACTGGATACGGTCAGCAACCGCCTGCTACTTTCCCATACGACGCGAACTGTGGTGTGGATCACCGGCCCCACCGTTAAGGGGCTGGTGGTGATTTTCGCCGACCTCTACCCGGTCGTGAAGCATAACGAAGAAGGGGTGGTGCGGTTCACGGGCCGCACCGCCGGACCCCTGTGGTCAAGCGCTATCGACCATCTGGCTAACCCCGTAATGCCGGCACTTGGCAGCAAAACCAGAGGGCGAACTTGTCATGCTTCCCGGTTGCGGGGGAGGCCCACCACAGACTCTATGTGCAAGACATGCAACAACAATACGACAGCTTTTGGGGTAGGAAAGACAC